TCAAAATAAACTTTCTTAAATGCAGATCCGGCTAACGGCAGATAAAACAAAAGCATATCAAGCTCTGGATCATAGTCACTCATTACATTCATAATGTAATAGTTCATAAACTCCTGGACTCTTTCAGCTTGGTTTTCCGTTTCTATTGTTCTGGCACCAACAATTTCTGTTTTTACAGGGCCTTTTGCTGGCAGCATTTCTTTGTAAGCCTGGGCCTGGAATTGTGTGACTGCCTCTGCAAGTATCGGGTGAATTACTCCAGAAGATCCTTCAAACGGTTGTGAACGCGATTCATCAAACTTCATGCCTAGATATTGCAGGCCGTCTGTGTATGTTTTTTCCCATTCGGATCTGGATTGTTTGTCGCTCTTAATAGAGCTTAAAAGATCAGATGATATTTTTTGTAAAGTCGATTCATCTACAAAGTCAACCAAGTTAGCGTTAAAATCCATCTGTGGAGCTGGCTCTTCTAGCATCTCATCATCTAACAAAATTTCTTCTTCGTTAACTAATATTTGTGCTGCATTTGCAATTTGATCTTGCCTGGTTTCTTCTGGCATAACTTCAACAGAAGATCCTTGTACTCTAATGTCTGGATTGTTTTCGGTTCCGAGTGCTTTTTCTATTGCCATAATTTTTTAGTGTAGCACTCTGGGTCTGTTAATGTCATCAAGATCGTCAAGCTGAACAATGCTTTGTAATTCTCCTTCGAGAATTAACCCTTGTGCCTCAGCTATTAGTTCAGCGTTAGCGTGATTACTTGCATGTATATCTGGGCCTGTATATTCTTGTCCATCCCAGATAAATTTTGTTAAAAATATTTTCATTAATAATAAACCTGTCTGTTTGATTTTAAAAGCCTGGCCTCGTCTTGGTAGTCTTCATCTAATGAAACAAAACCGCCTTGTCTAAATCTCATCAAAGCCATTGTAGCACTATCACAAAAGTCATCATAATCTCCAAACGGGAAAGATGCCATTTCTTCTATAACGTCATCGGCAAAATCATGTTCCGGGGCCCAGACCATTCCAGACTCAAATATCGGGGCAACACTGTTCATCCTGGCTATTTTATCCTGGCCTCTGCTTGGACTGTATGCCGTTACAGGTATTCCCATGCGCCTTAATTCGTGTGTCAAAGGTGTCCCGGATGCTTTGGCCTCAATCAATACACAGTCTGGGTTCCAATATCTGTACTCTTCCATGGCCATTCTTTTAAGCTCTGGAAAGTCTACTCGCACTCTTTTGGCATCTAAAAGCATGATTGCATCTGCGGTTTCATCACCTGCATTGAATATTGCCCAGGTGGTTATAGCCGAGTAATCAGCAGTTTCTTTTTTTGAAAAAGCCGTATCATAACTTTGTATTACATAAGAATATGGCGGTATATCCTCATGTTCCCATCTTTGCCACCACTCTCTTTTTACTATGGATCCTTCTTCTGCGGTCGGATTTTGCATCCACTGAGAGTTCCATTTTGATACTGGCAAAGATGCTTTTACACCTAACAGCTCTTCTTTTTTCCAAAACTCTGGCCATAAAGGCAGCTCTGACTCTGGCATAATTGCGGGAAACTCAACCACTTCCCACTGGTCAGCATTATCATCGCCTTGTTTTTTTAAGACTTTGCCAACCAAGTCTTTGGTAGACCACCTGGTCATAACAATCACGATAATGCCTCCTGGCTGTAAACGCTGTCTAGGACCAGAGGTATACCATTCATAAGCAGATTCTAAAGATTTCGGCGACATGGCATCTTGTTCTGAATGTGGGTCATCAATCACTAAAAGATCCGCACCACGACCTGTAATAGCACCACCGACACCAGCAGCAAAGAACTCACCTTCCTGGTTACTTGTCCATCTTCCTGCTGATTTGTTATCTGCTTGCAGCTGTAGATCCGGAAAAATATGTTGATATTCTTCGCTGTCAATAATGTTTCTTACTTTACGACCGAACCTAACTGCTAGTTCGGCGGTATGCGTAGTCTGGATTATTTTAAGATTGCCTCTGCGGCCCATCATCCAAGCGGGAAAATATGTTGAGGCAAATTCTGATTTTGAGTGCCTGGGTGGCAAACATACTATTAATCTTTTAAGTTTACCGTCTGCAATTTTATTAAATTTTTCTGCAATAATTTTATGATGACGGCCTTCTATAAACTCTGGCCACATGTGTTTGACAAAACCAATAAAATCTTTTTGACAAGAATCTTGTTTATCTAATTGATCGTATCTGTGCAGCAAAGCTACAGCCTCGGCTTTGTCTTGCTCGGATAATATATCGAAATCTTTTAGAGAAACTTCATTCATTTTTATAAAGTCGGGCCAGGCAACCAGGTAGTGACATAGTAGCTACCTAACCCTAAACGCGACATGCGTCTAAGGAAAGTATAGTTGAATAAACACTGTTGACAAAATAATAAGCAATGTAAAAACTACCATGGGCAAAAACCTAAACCTCATGCCAGTTTGGATCTCCTTCAAATAACATGGATTCTGCTAACCTGCGTCTTTCTAGGCCTGGCAAAACTTTACCGTTTGCCTTATTCCAGCGGCGCATTTGTTGTGGGACTTCTTGCATTTTACCCTCGTTCAAAACACGAAGGAGCGTAGAGCTACGAAGGTTGGTTGGCCCAAGATTGTAAGTCCAGGCAACCATGGCGTCTAGTTGATTTTGGTCCAGAGGTTGCGTCACAGCGTCAAGAACATATCCAGTATATTCTTCAAGCTCTTCTTCAAGCCAGGCATCTGCTTGTTCTTGCGTGCAAGTATCACCCATTTTTACATTTTTTGTTCTGCCAAAAGCTATGGTAGGCACTCCTGCGCTACACAAATATGCCTCTAGCTCACACCCTTCAAATTTTTTAATTAAGGCTTTGCCTTCTTCTGATATATTCATTCTTTTTCCTGTGTTGTTGTTACTTTTCTGTAGTAAACCACTACATCCTTAAGTTCGGTAATGTATCTTTTTATCTCTTGCATGTTATATGCCATAACCTCGTAATCTGGTATCGTCATGGCTAAAAAAACTAATTCACCCTCCTGGTTTTCTATTCTTGCTAGTTGCTCTTCCCAATTATCTGGTGTTACCGCGATCCATTGCAATTCCTTGAGATCTATTTCTCTGGGCATGATCGGCTGCACAATCTTTTTTTCTAAAGGTTTTGCAGTAACTTGTATTTGTTTAGTTGGAAGTAGGCTGCAACTGCAAGCCACTATCAAGATTATCAATAGTGCTACTGATTTGCTCGATGTTTTCCATGATATGTTTTGTACCATTATTTATTTTCCTTTCCATTTCTACTGGGTCAGCTAATATTTTAGACGCTAATTCATAATTTTGTATAAATTGTGTGTATCTGCTTAATTCCCTTTGAGCAGCTTGGCTTTTAACCGTAAGGTCTTGTAATTGTTGAGTTTGTAATTCAAAGTCAGCTTGCATTGATTTGATTGCCTCTTCTTGGGTAGCAACAGCTCCCTCAAGTGATGCGTTGTTGGCTTGGAGTATTTGATTTTGACTGTAAAAGTAATAGGTAGCAAAACCAAGAGCTAATATGATGCCTATTAATATCTGCTGCATTAGTCTTCTGCCTTGTCCATGCACTTAGACCATTCGTCTCTTTTAACTTCTTCTGGATAATTTGTGTAGAACAAGCCTTTGCAAACCTCAAATTGTGCACGCCAAGCTGCCGGGTCGTATCTATCATTCCACTCTTTTTGCACTGGTGTAGATGCGCAGGCAGTAAGAGCCACACTTACTAATAAAATACGCATTATCCGTTAAGTGGATTATCGTCTTTCTTTTCTATCTTAGTTTCTAATTTCTCAAGGTTATTATTGAGACTTTGTAGGTCAGCTATAATTGTGGCTATATCTGTTTTAATTTCTGTGACATCTGGAACTTGGATGTTGTCAATTTCTTTTTCTAAAAATTGCACAGATGTTTCTATAGACGCAAAGCGCTCTTCAATGATTTGTACGTTATCTTCTGCCTCGCTGATACCGCCTATCTTAGATTCGAGGTTTTCTAACCTGTTGACGTACTCCGCTCCCGTGTAGCCGAATCCGGCCAGCGTACCCACGATTCCAACCAGAGCAATTATTTGTGTAGTTTTGCTTTGAAACCAATCCATTTTTACCTCCAAAGGTTAGGTTGGTCCTCAATCATCTGGCCCAAACCTTTTAAATTTTCATTGACCAGGCCAAAAAAAGCCTCGTTATTGTCATCTAGTGTAGCAGAAGTATAAATATTTGCACTAATATACCAATCTGTACTGTCTACCATAGTAACTTGTTCATATGAATTAAATCCTGGTACATATCCAATTAAAGCAACAAGAGTGCTTTCGTCACCGTATTGGCCGGTGTTTTCTTGTTCTTGTTCTATTTCCTCTTGTTGCGCCTCTATGTTTGCAGCAATAATTTTATCTGCTATTTGGTCGGCCTCCGATGCAGTCATCACTCCAGATGACGCAGTATCAATTTGTCCCTGGACATTAGAAACCTGCACATCTGCAATGGCAGAAGATGCTTGGTTGTCAAAAGTGGGCAAAGGCACAATAGACACAGATACACCGCTGGATCCACCCATATTGTCTGACATTGATAAAACTTGATTGGTTTGTGCGCTTGCACTGGCAAATTGATCTGAGGCGCTAGGAGAGCTTGTGGTGCTCATACCGCCCGATGATGATGAGCTGGCTCCTGTGCTTGTGTTTGTTACACTTGATTGATTGGTTGAGCCAGAGCTTTGTGTTGACCCAGGGCCACCAGAATAGCTGTTGGCAGCTGTTTGTACTCCAGCTCTCACTACTGATAATGCAGTTACCATAAGTTTATTTTTTCCTGTTGGTTCATCAGATTCTACGGCTGCAAATTCTTCTTCTACCTCATCTAATATTTCTTCTCTGGCCTCTTCTTCACGTTCTGCTATACGCTCTTCTTCGATTATCTCTTGTCGCTCTTCTATTTCTTCAAAAATTTCTTCAACAGCCTCTTCTTCAAATATAGGCTCTCTAAACTCTTCTTCTGGTTCACGATCTGCAAGCACTTCCTCGTGTCTTTCTTCGTGATGCTCGTTGGTTTCTTCTTCAAACCATTCTTCTAATTCTTCTATGCTGTTAAATTCAATAAATGTTTCTGGTTCGCTGTAATCTTCAACCAAGAATGTTTCTTGAAATGTAAACTCCTCTAATAGTACATCGTCTTGGTGAAAAGGCTCATCATGGCGCGGGCCAAAATCATCAACAAAAGGCAAGGGATCTGGGTCATAAAAAATAATTATTTCCTCAGCCATGGGTTCTTGAAAATAATCATTTGGGTTATCGCCAAAATCTTCAAAAGGCGTAAACATCTCATCTTCAAATATTTCTATGACTGTAAACTGATCTTCAAATCCTTGGTTATCATGGTGGTGGTGGTCATCTGTAAAGATGCCTGTGGCAAACTGCTCTTGCTCATCTATGAAACCGTAGTTGGTATTAGTGTCATCAAAAAAAGCTACCGATTCTTCTTGTCGGTAGCCAGGACAAAAAGGACCGTATTGTGGATCGTCTGCACACTGCGCATCGTCATAAGCCTCCCAGTAGTTTGGACAAGACTGACTATAAAGATCAGTGATATTACATTGCTGGGTTAAATAAGCGTCTGCGTAGCCGCTGCAAGAACTATCATTCAAGGGGTTGCTACAGTCAATACCATTGCCCGTGCCAGCTCCATATAGGGACCCTCCACCCTCAAGCGATGTATTTGCGGAGGTGTTGTTCCAATCTGTGTTTACGCAGCTGCTAGAATTTGTTGATCCTACGTTACATTCGTCATGGTAATAATATTGATAAATTTCTGAGGATCCGCTGCCAATTTCACCAATCATTACATCATGGTTTATGATGTCTAGTTCATCGTATCTATATTCAAAGGTGTTGTTGGGCCAGAGTATAACTTCAAAGCTATTATCAGAATCTCTGTTGTATTCTCTCATGTCGTACCAACCAAAGATCATTTTGGAGCTGTCGCCGTATGACTTCATCCTGGAGTCGTTATCTCTAATTAGATCTGTCCAGAAAGGTAGCATTGTGTATGTATAGGCCTTTGTGCTTAATTCGTCTGGTGTGTAGTCACCACAATAGTTATCGTAATTTATGTTTCCTGTCCCAAGGCCAAAATGAACGCAGCCGTTGGTGGCCATCCGGGCGCTGTTAAAAGTTTGGCCATAAAAGGTAAAGTTAAATGGTATGTTTATTGTTGTTGAAAGCTGATCGTCACCAACCTCATAGGCTAGTTCGCCTTCAAAATTACCAGCATTTTTTTGTAGTTGATAAAGGTCTTGTGAACCTTCGTAAATATACTGGCCTAAAGCGTCTAAACTAAACAGGCAAGCTACTGCGTAGCATAAAACTCTTTTTTGCATTGTTT